CATTCCACAATACTTCTGAACGAATCTCCCGAGGAAGTGCTGTAAAATCAACAGGTACTTTCCACGAAATTACAATATAAGGATTGCTGAATGGTATAAAGTTACTCAAAATTTGATCCATGTCGGATTGATATTTTGTTAATATTGACATGCTCACATTAATGTTGATAGGTACTGGTTGGGGTATACTGTCTTCACGACCAATATCTCCTGTTGGTGATGTCGGTTCAATATTTAAGTGGTATGATGAATCTAATTTATTAAAAACACGTGTCGGGTCTCGAGACACCGATGACATGCTCACTGCAATTACAGGTAGTGTTATATGTTTAGCTTTGTTTGTTATATCATGTATTACACGTTGTTTTGGTGAATATACATATTTTACTTGTATCTTGTCTTTAACCTCTCTTTTATTATTATATCTTTTAATAGTAACACCGTCAAACGCAGCAATAAATTGCGTTATCATATCTTTTATCTCAAAATAAAATGGATCAGCTTTCATCGTATAACAGTATAGTTATTTAATGAAATGTGTCGTTTGTTTATTGACAAACGCTTCTCAAATCGATATTATCATCGCTGATTGAATATTTATTACAGAGATATTGGAATGTTGTTTTAATTTGATGTGTGTTTAGATTTTCGTCAAACATGATATATTCACACAATCCAGAGCTTAAATTTTTGTTTTCATTTGGTAAAAATTTTAGATCCGTTTTTTGTGAAAAATTAATTTTATTTTTGTTTTTCGTGTGAGACTTTTTATAAACTAATGTGTTGTTCTCCCATGCATATGTTTTTTTCTCGTTAACTTGTATACAAAATATTTTTATATCATTTTGATTTACACGATTAATTGTCTGACTACCACTCGGAAGAGAGTAACTAATTTTTTGAGATGACCAATTAATTGAATGTTTGTTTGTTATGTTGATATTATTTTGTGATTTTTGATCTGTGTATCCATCATACACAACAATGAACATTGTATATTTATCGAGTTGATAATCATCAACAAATTTACCATATATTTGAGCTGTTTTGAGACATGATGTTTCATTATGTTGATTAATAGATGTTTTTGTTTTGCCTATGATAAACATGTCATCACCATTTATTGATATAGAGTCAAATATTGGTTCACCTCTGGTATATATACTCTTTATTGGTGTTCTATTAGATCTAATGAGAGACGCTGGAGACGTTACTATATCATTATGTTTATTTGAGTAGCCAGATAGTCTACGCGCGTCGAGATGTAATACAGGAGATGTACTTATATTATATGTACATACAGTTGTTGGCACACCTTCAGCATAACCTAATTCATTTACTAAATCATAAACATATATATGATCTGTAGAGATGCTAGCAGCCTTTAAATTCTCTTGATGTGTTATTACACGATAACTATAACACTCGTTTAAGTCAACATCGTCATCAATATAATATCCAGTCTCACTCTTAGGATCTAACCCATGTTTATCACCACTAGCAATTACTTTAATTTCAGCTTGTGAGTGATTAAAACATAATCTCTTACTACGCTGTATTGTAGTGTGTGTTGGATGGATTTTTGTACTGGTATTATACCACTGTATTGTTACTGGTTGTTTCATTATAAATTATTGGTGCGGCAATTTTTATACCTTCTTGGGTTGTTTTTATATTTGTTGATGGTGTTAGGGTTTGTTTTGTAGGTATACTAACTACTACATGTTTTGGTCTAGTTGGTTTATAAATTTTTTTAACATCGTTGTTATAAAATTCCCCTATTAAAACCGTTACACCGGGTTCGATTATCATATTATCACCTGGTTTTACTGTCTGTCTGGATCCATCCATACTAACTAAAATACCATTAAACGTAGACGTTGATTCAACAGGTTGTAATGTATGGTTGATATATCTGTCTGTTGTTTTAATAGTGTGTCTAAATTGATTTGTTATTTTTTCAACATGGGCTTGTATCAGGAAATCTTCATATTTATAACCAGCAGCAGTGTACATACTGAATATTTTTTGTACGTACTCTGTATATTCTCGCTCATGAGATTCATGAGTTGCTTGTGAAAGAAAGTCTACACGTGATATTGACACAAAATATTTACAAAATTTTTTATGTAACTCAATGTTGATTTATCAGATTTGTACTATATTATAATAATGTCATACAAGCGTGAGAAAACGCTACAATGACACCTATCGGCATTTTCGGTTCACGAGTGTGAGTAGTGGTCAGCTCAAGAGATAGGACTTGACTCGGCAGAGAGAACTGCTGGAATAGACAAAGCTAAATTAAACACACCCGAGATGTGACGGGATGCAAAACGGTGATTTAATCAATCACAGCGCACCGCACTGCGACAACTTTGTCGATATACCTTGGTGGTTGTTCTCAACCGGAGTTTATAGGTCAGGATTCTCCATAAAATTAAGGTCTCATTTAAATGAGTGTTTCACATCGTCTCAACCGGTATACCAGGAGAAAATATGTTGAGTCACAATATGTCCCGTTGTTATGACGGGTGTATTGTGTTATAAGGTTCCCAGGAGAATAATACCTGCTAACTATATCTTATCTTAAGTTGTTTGTTAAGGAATTTACTACTCGAGGAAGTAGGTTCAACGGCTGTAGTATTTTTCTTACCGATTAATTTATCCATGGTATAATCTAGATACACACATTGATCATTATCAATAACATCGAAAGGATAAAATATATCGTAACTTTTGTTGTTAGTAGGGGTTTTAATTATTAGTGTGATTGTGTAATCTTTAATTGTGTATAATATAAAAACACCTTTACGTATAACTTTACGTTCACAAACAATTTCTATGTCGCGCTGTAATATGCGATCAAATACATTAACGAGTTTCGTTATAGACTTCATGACATCATGTACGCGGTTTTTTGACTTGGTGTCATTGGATATAACACATCATTAAAGTATTTCCAGAATTGCTCAACATCCTCGATCACCTGCACAACATCACAATCATCAACACTCACACATCGATAATCTTGAACGAGTATGTCCCATGCAATTACAATATTTTTAGCTCGTGGGTTATACGCCGGAAAGGATTTGACAGAATCTCTAAAATTTAATAATTTCCTACCAGGCTCACTTTTCAGAATGCTATTACTGTTCGTGCATAACATTCTACGTGTTGGTGGTACACCAGGTTTTGGTCTACGTCGTGTGAATTTTAGCTCCAACACGTTTAACTCTAGCAGTGATTTAAGCGTTGGAAGAGCTACTTTCATTCTTGGGCTTACACACTCCGAATAATCGTTCTTCGTTTAGAAAAATACCATGTTCTAATTTACCGTGCCCTTCGATAGTTATACTAGAAATTGGTATTCCTTTGTCGTGTGGAAAAATTATATGGTCACCTGCTTTTACATTTTTACAACCAACACCAACTAGTATTACACGACCAACTCTCCAAGCACGTTGTACGGTACTAGCCGGCACAATCACACCATCACGGATGATATCTCCGTCAAGTGTTTCATCGACATACTCTGCTAGTAGCAGATCGTCGTAAAGACCACACAGATCATAATCTGTAAGTCCAAAGTCGTTATCAGAATGGGTGGATAAGTCAATTAGACTCTTCGTGGGAGTCAGTTGGTCGATGTTGGCGCTCATATTCTAATAAACATTTAATCTCTTTTGTTGAGAGTTCAAGATTGTACGCCAATATATTTAGTTCATTTGTTTGATCTGTTGTGTCAGTTGGTTGTTTTTTTGTCTTTTTAATGTAAAAGATTCTTCTATTTGCCACACGTGGTAAGAATGTTTGTAAGAATTTAAAATATGAATCTGGTGTGTCAAATATATTATACAACCAATTACCGGTGTTGTTTATCAACACTGTCATCTGTGTTGAATACATACTTATCCATCTATTAATAATGTACGGATGTAATTGATCATTTCCAATATTTGTGTCTATTTTTTTCTTGCTAAATAGCACACTATCTAGAAGATCAAATAACATCACTTGCTTATGATCTTAGTAGTAGCGATGAATATATCATCATTCAAACCATAGAACATGTCAATGACCTCTCTCATAAAAACCTCTGCCTGTGTATCATCAATATTGGTGCTGTATGCATATGCTGGTGCTTTTCGACCAGCTTTAATATTAATACCTGTATGACCGAGAGCTGCCCCACCTTTTACATGAGTGATACTTACACTACATTTACCTTTAGGTTGCACAATACCGTGTTGTTCATGTTCTTTATGAACAATAATATCATCACCATTCATCTCGATAGGTGCTTGAATATGTTTATGTAAAATATTAGCAAGTTGTGTGTTGAACAGACGCTGATAAGCAATCGCTCCAAAACTATCTAGATTAGGGATCTCCCAAAGAAAATTAATCGCATCATCACTATATATAAACTCATTTTTCAGTACATCTTCATGATCGATCATTCCATCGGCTTCTACGAGCATGGGAGATCTAAAAGCTATAATATTACCGATCGGTAATGTTTTATTTCTAAAATAACTATATGCGAAACGATTATGTAAAATAGCACCATCGTATGTCTTTATATCATCAACTATCATACTTGATATTATACGATATAATTACCAAAAAAGCAATTTTTAATTTGGATTATGTGGGTTGTTTTACCCACACATTAACACAATCTTTCCACTCACCTTCTGGTTCGATGTATGATTCAATAAGTTTTATATCTGTATGGTTATTTCTATGTGCCCATTT